CCGACACCTCTCGCAAGATGAACCGGCCTTCCATCGTCCGGATCGCCAGAACATCGGCTTCCGTCAGCTTGGCTTGGTGGTTCCGTTCGCCGCGAAGGTGGGTGTCATGTCCGATCTTGTCGGCCATGTTCTCCTCAACCGTCGCCCAGCGAAGGTGCTTGCCGTTGACGCAACTCCTGACGTTGCACGAGTGCGCAGCTTCGTGATCCGGGCTTGGCGGGCTTCCGTGAGCGATAATGCAGGCCGCCCGGTGCGCTCCCCTAGACGGCCCGGAGCCCGTCACTCCGTACCCGTTGGACGCTATTGCGAAGGGCCAGAGAATGCATGTTTCAGCGGTTGCCGATGCGGCATGCCGTAGAAAAGCGGCCTGCTCGCCATGAAAAGCGATGCCGGCCAAAGGATCGCCATTTCGCTTCAGGCGGTTGTAGTGCTTCCGGCAATAGCCGAGCGACCACGCTTTCGTCTCGCAACTCTCGACGCTGCATGGACCTGAATTGTTAGTCGGATAGGCGCCGCCGCTTGGCGACCCGTGTTTCCGCTGACGGATGTAATGGGCGTTGCACAAGCCCTTGCTGAGATAGGGCTTCTCACAGCCTTCAACAGAGCATATCCGATGCTCAGCCATTCGACCCTCCTACGGTCGTTTCGGTTAGGGCCGATGTAGGTGCTGGTAACACCTCGTCGGCCCGTCATTTTTACCGCAACGCCGCGTAGAAATCGACTGAATAGTCAGTTTGGCACCGGCATCCGGCCGTGTGGCTGACCGGGGCGTCTTTGTCGTGGGGGTGCTTCATGGTCGTGCCATCGGGCAGCACGAATAGTCCGTTGAGCCCGACCTTCTGCCCGTTGATGGCCCGGTGTTGGTGTCGATAGTTGCGGACGCTCAGCGCTCGCCAAGTTTTGGTGACGGTGGCCTCGGCGATCTTGCCCGACGCGACCGCCTGCCTGTAGGCCTCCTGCTTTCCTTGCTCCATGGCCGCAAAGGTCTCGTGCAGCCCGATGAGCTCGCCTCGCTGCTTCAGTAGCGAACGTTCATAGTCGCGGATCATCCGGGTTGCGGCCTCGGCGGGGATCGGCTTGCCCGTCTTCAACGCCCGTCGGACGTGTCCGTCGTACTGCTTGTTGCGCCGCCCCCGGCCCAGATAGTTTTCAAGAGAGGCGCGGTCGGTGCTGGCCAGTTCGGTTCGCGCCGAAGCGACATATTCCGCCTGGGGTTTCGACAGGCCGAGAATGCCCCCTTCTCTTTTGCCGGTTGCCCTGTTCACCTTCCCGACGATGTCTAACGCGGCCTGCCGAGGGTTTGCGCCTCGGCGCATGCTTTCGGTGAGGGTGGCGCGGACCAGATCGCGCTGCTCCGTCGTGATGCGCGTAATTAGATCCGACGAATGGCGCGAAACCCACGCCTCTGCCTCAGGGTTTCGCCCATCGAAGCGCACGATCAGTGCAGTTCCGTCTGGCTTCCGCTTCGGTATGGCGGACGCAGTCACCTTGCCGGCCTCGTCATGAGCCTGCTTGGCGCGCTCGGCGATCTCGTTCAGCGCTTCCGGGTCGATGTGGAGGGCTTCCAGCGCCGCGTCGATGTCGCCGTTCTGGAGAGCCGCTGTAACCCGCTGTAGCTCAACCCCGGCCCGAAGGCTGTCCAGCGCCCGGAAGAACGCGTCAGCGACCGCCACACCATAGCGAGCCAACAGGTCGGCATAGACCTGCCGGTTCGCGCGGGTGGTGGCCATGGATCAATCCGGAATGATGGCTCGGGCGTGGGTGCCGGCGTCAGCCATGTGGTCGAGATAGGCGTCCAGCAGGGCGTGGGCGTCGTTGCGGAGCGCTTCGCGGGGTCCGGCGCCGTCCTCGCGCATCGCGCACGCGCTCATCGCCTTACCCTTGCTGATGATGTCCTGCAGCGTGGCGGTCGCCAGCATCACAGAGTTCTTCGTGGTCATCGGCGGCCCTGAAGGATGTAGACCAGCGTCGTCCCTGCCGGGCGCTTCGTCTGGATCGGCGGAACGATGTTGTAGACCGTTCCGTCGGCCTGGACCACCTTGTCGGAAAGTGCGGGCGCCGTGGTCAGCGTGCCGGGCGCGACCATGATCTTCTTGTCGGTCGCCAGAATGCGGGTGCCGTCGATCTCGCGGCTGCTGAAGTCGGTGACGACCATATCGGCCGGATCGTCGGAATATGTGGAAGGGCCTGGGTCGTACTTGGGGCCTGTGCCGGGGACCGTGCGCCGGATCGCGCCGCGCTGGCCATAACGATCAAACAGCCGGTTTACCGTCGCCAGCGGGCGGCCGTAGTCGAACTTGGGCATCAGCCGACGGACCAAAGGCCCAGGCCAGCGGCGGCAACTTCTGACATCAGGAACGGGGCGAGCAAGCCTTCAACGGCGCTCAGCCTGACAGTGGCGTCGGCGGCGACATCGCCGGATCCTTCGAAATACTCGGTGTCCACAGCGCCTTCGATGCGCTCGCGCTTCACGGCGCCGGCGGCTGTGACGCCAACGGACAGGCTGCCAGGGTTGGCGCTCTCCTGGATGGCCGCGTGATAGCTAGCGATGATGACGTTGCGCGGGATCACGTCGGCGGCGACGGGTGTCTTCCACGCCGTCGCGTTGATCCGGGGCCAGGCGCGCTCTTGGTCGATGCCGCCGGTCGGCTCGCCGCGGAACCGGGCACCGTAGAGGCCGTCGAGATAGTCGCTGGCCCGCTGGCGCAGCTGGGCTACGGTCAGGTCTCCGGTCGATGTGGAATAGCCGTTCTCGGCCGCCCACTCGGTGAACCCTTGATCTGATCCGTAACCACTCACTGGTCAGGCCTTCGTGTGTTCGGCGACGAAGGCAACCTTCAGTTCGTCCGACAGGCCGTTGAAGTCCTCGGCGTCCTTCTCGGGCAGGGCGCCGCCCTGTTCCTTGCCGCCGGCGTCGAAGATGAACCACTCGTCGCCCTTGGCCTTGGCCTCGTATTTGGCTGGATTGGTGACGGGGGTCTTCTTGCCGCCCTTGGCCTTGGCCTCATCGCCGCCCGAGATGACCTCGAAGCGACCAGCCCAGGGGTGCGGGGTGTCGTCGTCGTGGTCAGCCACAGTCAGTTCGGTGCCGACCGGGACTTCCTTGCCATCAGCGCCGTAGATGCCGCCCTTGGTGATGGTGATGCGCATTGCTCTTTCCTTTCAGTCTGCCAAACGCCGTTTCCGGCTGCTTCTAGTGCGGGTTTGGGGCATACTGAGCGGGCCGGAGAGGTGCGCTAACACCGTCATCCGGCCCTAACCAACGCGATCGTGGAGGATCAGCGAATGGCTACCAGAGCCCTATGTTCTGTCGATGGATGCGGCAAGTCGCATTACGCGCGCCGCTACTGCCGTAATCACTATCATCGCCTTCGGACCCACGGCGATCCGCTGGCGGGGAAGGCGGCCCAAGGCGAGCCACGCGCGTGGCTCGATCAGTATGTCGCCCATGAGGGTGAAGCCTGCCTGATTTGGCCGTTCGCTCGTTTTCCGAACGGGTACGCCGCTGTCGTCTTCGAAGGACGGACAACCCACGCGTCCAGCGTGATGTGCAGCCTAGCATGTGGTGAAGCACCGACCCATGACCATGGCGCGGCGCATTCCTGCGGCAAGGGACATGAGGGCTGCGTCAACCCGCGACACTTACGATGGGCGACGCAGCGAGAGAACATCGCGGACTCTGTAGAGCAGGGAACGCGATGCCGAGGGGAGGATCAGCACGCCGCGAAGCTGACCGAAGACGCTGTAAAAGAAATCCGCGACTCCAAGGCCCGGCAGATCGATCTGGCCGCCAAGTATGGCGTTGATCCAGAAACGATCCGCCGGGTTCGGAAGCGTCAGGCTTGGGCCTGGCTGGAATGATCTATCCGGATCAGTTGATGACCGTGGATGCGAACACGCCGCTCTTGCCCGCATAGTCACCGCGGACTTCGATGCCCATGGCTCCCATTACAAGAAACTGATAATTATCAGTAGGATTGAGCCGCGTGATCGCCGTGGTGTTGACCGCCATGCCGATCAGCGGGCGAACATACCGAGCATTCGGCACGAAGCCGAAGAACTGGTTGCCCGACAGCTTGTGCGTCACTTCGATCTTGGCGATGCGTCGGTTACGGCCCACGAACTCGCGGATGGTGCCGGTCTTGAACCCTTCCGCCGTGGAATAGGAGCGGTCCCACGAACGAGCGATGTCCGGCGAGATGTAGAGGTTGACGGCCTCGGTGATCAGGTTGGCGTCCAGCATGGCGCCGAACGGCCCCACGAAGAACGCTTCCAGTTCGTCCGGTGTGGCGGTCGTCAGGTCGATGTTCGCCCCGCCGGCAGCCGAGCCGAGGTTGATCAGCTTCGTCAGCGGCGAGTTGCGGACGCCATAGGCGGTGTAGCCCTGGAACTTGATCGTGGAATCGCCGTCCAGCGCATAGTCCGCCATGTTGCGATTGATCTTGTCCAGCGCGCCTTCCTGATCGTCAGCCAGGGCGTCGAAGTTGGCGGCCTGCAGGGTGTTCCACTCGCGCCATTCCCGGCCATAGCCGTCCGAGAAGATGGGCACGACGGTCCCGCGATAGTCGTAGGTCGTCTTGTCCATCGCGACCGGAACCTGGCCCGACAGCGAGCGGACGACCGGGTTGTTGGTGTCCGAGGCGACGCGGGTCAGGTGAGCCATGGTGCCGATGTTGACCGGCTTGGCCAGGGCCATCAGGTCGCGCATGAAGGGCTGGCCGCCGTCGTCGCGCATGACGCGGGTCGTGATGCCGTCCAGCTCCAGCCAGGCGTCGCGCGGCAGGACGGCTGCGGCGTTCGCGACGCCGGCCATCTCGCCGTAGAGGGCGGCGTGACCGTCCTCGACCCGGTGGAAGTGCTCGCGCGCCACGCTCAGTTCGCCCCACCATTGCTGGTGCGGACGCGAGTTGGCGACGAGCTGTTCGTCGAAGTAACGCATGGTCCGACCCCTCCTTAGGCGACGGCCGTGTTGCGACGGGCCACGCGCGCACGCACGAGCTGGTCGGAACCGGTGTTGTTGTTGAAGGCCTCCTCGGCGACCAAGGCGATGTTCTGCCCCGTGGTGGCCAGCGCCAGCTTGGCGGCCGCGTTGCTGGTCAGCTTGGCGCCGCGAGCGACGTTGACTCCGGTCGGCACGCGGACGTTGAAGAACTGGTCATCCAGCAGTTCCATACCGATGATGGTGTCGCCCGCAGGCCAGGCGTCATCGACGCCCTTCAGCGCCAGATAGTTGTCCTGGACGACGTAGAGCTTCTCGCCCGAGTTGGCGCCGGCCGGTGCGAACTTCGTTCCGGACTCGACCACCAGCGTGCCGGGCAGGACCGAGGTGTCGCAGATGCGCTCCTGGACCTGGGGCTTCGGCTGATCGACCGGGCCTGCGTAGATTTTGTTGAAGCGGGCCATGGATCAGCCCTCCTTCTTGGCGGCGGCCGGCAGCTTGAAGCTGGGCTTGGCGTCGCCGGTCGGCAGCTTGAAGCCGCTGTTGGCGATGGTTGCGGCCTTGCCGGGCTCGGCCTTGGGGGCCAGGGCGCGAGCGGCGTTCAAGGTGAGTTCGCCGGCGGCGGCCTCGTCCATGATATTGCCGGCGACGATCTTCTCCCGGAGAGTCTTCAGCTCCGCTTCTTCCGTCGCCTTGGCGCTGTTGGCCTGGGCCTCCAGCTGGTCGTTGATCGGCTTCATAGCCGCCGCGACCGCGTTGCCGATTGCCGTGGCCAGGGCATCGGGCTTCATGCTCTCCGAGAGGGCGTCAACCTTCTGGGAAAGCGCGTCAAACTGGACCTTGTCCATGTCTTCCTCGTCTTTCGATGTGTTGGTGGAGGGTTGGTCCCGCTCGGAGCCGGAAAGGGCCTCGATAAGGGCTGCTTTAACGCGCTCCATCAGGGAGGCCTTTCGGACCTTCTCGATGGCGCGGACGGCGCTTTCGACCGCCCATCCAAGTTCGCGCTCGGCCTCATCGCTGAAGACCGAGTTGACGACCTGGATCTCTTTGCCCGCCGAGTTGACCATCATGCCGACGCCCTGATCGGGAGTGGCGGCGCCGTCTTCATCCAGAAGGATGGCGTCGTGGTCGAACTCGATGTCGCGAGCGGTGAACTTGTAGGGAACGTCGCCATTGGCGGCGTCCATGATGGCCAGCAGGCCCGTGGAGGTGTGGACCGGATCGCCGGCGTCGATGGCCGCCAGCACGCGCTTGCCGCCCTCGGACTGGTTGGCGCGCTCGACGTCGATCACCTTGTCCAGCAGGACACGGCCGCCTTCCTGACGGACGTTCTCGTTCCAGGCGCCGATCCAACCCTGGTTCAGGCCTTCGGGGTCGCGGGCGGACAGGAACTTGCCGTTGACCGAGGGGTGCCCCAGCGGCGCCGGGGTGCGCTCCAGTGACTTGAACGACTTGGCGATCTCGGCGGCGGGGTAGAGGATGTCGTTCATAACGACGTCGTCGGGCAGGGTCGCCGAGGGGACGATGATCACGTCGCGACCGTTGCGCTTCTCGCGCTTGATCGCCGCCGAGTTGGCCAAGGTGCGGATGTTGACGCGGACCTGGTCACCGGCCGTCAGGCCCTTGTTGACCAGGAAGGCGCGCGTCGGCGCTGCGGGCTTATGCACGCGGGCCTCCTTCGATTGTGTGTGGATCAGGCGGCCGGAGCCGGCTCGTCTTCGGTCTCGGGCAGGTCTAGGGCGTCCTGCTCCTCGTCATCGTCCTGCTCGTCCCGGAACCGTTCGGCGTCGCTCAGCGGCTCCCGGCCTGTTTCGGCGCGCATCTCGTCACCGGTGAAGACCGTCTCCCCCGAGGCGCGCATCTTGTCGTTAACCGCGGCCATGCGCTCGACGCGCTCCAGCATCTCGTTGGGTGACGGGTCGAGCAGGCTGGTCCAGTCGAGGTGCCAGTCTTTGCCGGCGGGCAGGATAGCGAAGCGGACCAGGCGCTGCACGAAGGTCATGATGCCGGGGATCGCCGTGTCCTTGCGGCGGGCCATGTTGACCGTCGCCCACTCGTTGGCGTCCTCGGTCGAAGCGCGCTCGCCGGTCTGCGAACCAATCAGGATTTTGGCTGGCATCAGGAAGGTCGCGGCGAACGACTGCAGGCCGATGGCGAAGTGATGCTCGGGCGAGGGCAGGGTGACCTGGATCGGCGTGGCTTTGATGCCCTGCATCAGGAGGTGCTGGTCGAAGCCGCGATTGAAGTCCCTGACCTGGTCGCCGATCTTGTCCACGAGGTCGGTCGTCTCGACGCCGGCGGCCTGGGCCATGTCTGCGAGTTTGGCGTCCTTGTCGATCTCCAGCGACAGGCCCGACTTGGCGTTCTTGTAGAAGCCCTCGCCGCTGCCGCCCCGGACCTTCTCCATGTCGAGCAGGGCGTTGTAGCCGGGCTCAAGGGCGGATCGGCCGTTCAGGGTGCCGTCGCGCGACCAGATGATGACGCGGTCGGGATGGATCTCGAAGTTGCGGGGCTGCTTCTGCTGGCCGACCGCGCCCTCGCGATAGCTGAACATCTTGGGCTGGCCGTAGCCCTCGGACTTCTCGTCCGTATCCCACTCGCTGACGGTCAGTTGGCCTTCCCAAGCGGGGATGACCTCGATCAAGCCCAGCAGGCCGCCACGGACACGGTCGACAGGATCACGGAACTGCTTGTCGTCGCCCAAGCGCAGGATCAGGCCAGAATAGGCTCCGACCAGCCCGCGCCGGTCGCATTCGGCGAGGTGCTGCCAGACGCGAAGGGCGTCGAACCGCTTACGGATATCGGCCTCGGTCTTCGTCTCGCCCTGGTCGCCGTCCTTGGTGCCGTCGCGCTGATACTCTTGCAGGAATGGATAGTCCTGCCAGGTCTTAGAAACCGTCTTTTCCACGGCGGCTCGGCCCAACGGCGCCCGGTTGTAGGCGTCGTAAGCGAGTTCGAAGGTGATTTCGTCCGGATATCCGAAGTCGGCCGCGTGGTTGTGCTTCGGCGCATAGAGGCCGGGAAAGTTCCCGCCCAGAATCGACTGCAGCGTGCGCGTGGCGTTGTTCACCACCAGACGAACCGGATTCATCACCGGTGACGTTTCGACAGGAAGAGGGCGACGGTCGATTGCGCCTGGATCTTTAGGTTGGACACCGCCCAGACCAGAGCATCCATGCGGTTCGGCGACTGGTCGCCCTGATAGCCGGCCGGGGTAGTCATCAGCATCTCGGCCTCCATCAGCGGAAACTGGTCGCGGTGCCTGATCCGCTTCTGGTCGTAGAGGGCGGCGACTGGTTCGGCGCGGACCTGCTTACCTCGGCTGGCGGACACCATGACGACGCGCGCTTTGACGCCGCCGGCGCGGAGCGTGCTCTCGACCATGTCGCCGCCGAAGTTCTTCTCAGCGACCACGCAGTCTGCTTTCCAGCGATCGACGCACTTGGCGACGGCCGTGGCCCAGGCCATCGGCGATGTGGCGGGGCAGGTGGCGTCTTCAAGGATGATGGCGCCATCGCCGTATTCGGCCGCGACCACGATCCCGACGTCGTCACCGCCGCCAGAAGGGTCGACCCCGACAACGACTCGGCCCCAATCGCCCTCTGTGGAGTTCCGGCCCTCTCGCCATGCCTCGTCCAGCGCCTCGCGGTTCCAGATCGCACCCTGCACCGACGGCATATACGCGCCGAGCCATATCCAGGCGGCCCGGAGCTTGTCCTTGAGGAAGTCCAACTCCATCAGCTCGCGCAGAGCATCGGGGAAGAACGGGTTCTGGTCGAAGTTGATCTTGCGGACGATGGCGCGCTTGGGCTTCACCGGGCCACGGAAGAAGACGTCGATAGGGTCGGTTGCCCGACGCGGGTTCCAGATCGCCCATAGCTCTGAGATCACAGTGCGGAGGACGGTCGGGATCAGCACGTCCAGAGACGCCTGCTTCACCTCCTGCGCCTCTTCCAAGATTGTCAGGCCGGCGCCCTCCAACGATTTGATGCCCTCAGGCTTCCCGCCCTTCCAGAGACCGATGAACATGATCTTCTGACCGCCGAGGCCGACGAAAGTGCCGTCCACTTCGCGGAAGTAGGTGCCGAGCAGACCGAAGTGCTGAAGTCTGGTGCGGACCAACTCCAGCGACGACTCCTTCAGGTTCGCCATCACCTCGCGGAGAAAGACGACGCGAAGCCTAACGGTCGTGACCGTATGGAAGATCGCAGCATCCACGACTGACCAGGACTTCGCTGAACCACGACCGCCATGCGCGGCCCGGAACGTGTACGACCCAAGCGGCCGGTCGGTCAGATACCGAAAGGCCGGGATAGGGTCATAGATCACTCGCCGGTCTCGTAGTCCTCGTCGCTCTGCGTAGGCGCGGGACCGGATGGGCTGGTGACGTAGGTTACCGTCAGCGAGCCGGCGAATGCAGCATCCATGTCCACGGCCTGCCTGGGCTTGCCGTAGCCTCTATCGAGGATGGCCGACGCTGCAGAAACGCGTGCTGCCGGTGCGGCCTTGGAGTTGTTCGCCACAGAGATCAGGACTTCCAGCGCCTTCTCTGCGTGGCCCTTAGCCATCTCGGCAATGTCGCGCTTGGCCTGAGACACCTGACCTGGTTTTCGGCCCGCGCCGGGGCGAGCGCCGCCGCGTTGGGCCATGATTTGATTCCGTTGATTGTTTTTCAGGCCGTTTCACTACCAGCCAGCCATTGCCGAAGCGCCGCACATGGAGGGGTTTAGGGCACAAAAAAGCCCCGGCCGTTGCGGGTCGGGGCTGATCGGGCGCGTCTTGCGCTCTTGGCGTGTGTCCGCGATTTGCTCTCCCGCGTCAAGCGGCTCGCTCCTTTATCGCATCCTTGATGTCGGAGACCTCAAGCAAAAGCTGCCGAAGCAGCGCGTATATGGCGCTTCTCTGCTGTTCCGCAGCGAGCGGGATATCGTTGTTGCGTTCTGCCGCGTTCATCAGCTTGTCGGCTTCTTGCAAGGCTTTGTCGACGTCTTCCATGTCTCACTCCAATCCGTAAGCGATAGCTGCACAATCAAGAGCAGTGCGCAACGCGTCCGATGTACGAGTTTGGATCGATCCACTGGAAGATAGCGACATCAGGCTTGAGCCCTTCCCCGCAATCTCTCGAAGCGCCCAGACGGCTCGACCAATACGCTCAACATCCGAGCGCCCAAGTGATCGGCGGCAGCTCGGATCTTCTTCCTGGATCATGGCCTCCAAATAGCGCACGAACTCTTCGCGCTCCTTCCGCTTCTGGGCGAACCCGTCGCCTCCGCGAACGATCTTCCGCGTCTGATCCATGGCGGGCGGGGTCAGGCCGTTTTCCGGGTCCAAAAGCTCGTAGTCAGCCCGATAGCGAAGGCCGGCTGCGTGCTGGGTGCGGTTTATGGAATTCGCAGTAAGAAGCGTTTCCAGTCCGTCCCGCTCGACACGCTTGGTCTTGGCGCTCGTCCCGTCTGGAGCTTTTACCGTTACGTCGGTGAGGACGACATTCCGTACCTGTTCGAGATCGGCCATCTCCTTCAACCGGGCAGTGACCTCATTCGAGCCGACCAGTCGATCAATCTCGCGGTCCAGGGCCTCAAGCATAAGGTGACCGCTGCGCTGGACGCCGAGATCCTTGGTCCCGATCCGCCTTTGGGCTTCGGCAAAGCGCTCGGCTTGCTTATCGGTTAGTCGAAGTCCACGAATGCTGACCGGCGCCGCGTTGTCATTCACCGCGGCCGGGTGGTTGTCGTTGGCCCCGATCATCCGGGGCGCGGATGGCTTGGCGTAGCGGCCCTTGCGGAGGCGCGATCTACTTTTTGAGAGCTTGCTCATGACTGTTTCCCCTATGTGCCGTGGCGGGCGGTAAACCCGTACTGATCATTGGCTACTGACCGAGCGATCGCCGCTTCATCGACGGTCGAGAAGTAGCCGAGACTGATGAGCTTGCCGTCGACGCTGATCATCGCTCGCCACTTGCAGTGGCGTTTGCTCCAGTAGACCCCATTAACGCCGCTCGTGTTGTTCGCCTGCTGGCTCTTGTTCCGCAGATTTTGGACGTGCGAGACCTCGCGGAGATTTATCCAGCGATTGTCGCTGGGCACGCCGTTGATGTGGTCGATCTCGCCTTCGGGCCAATGACCGGTTTGCATCAGCCAGATTATGCGGTGGGCCTTGCACCTGAGACCCAGCACCGTGCCGAATGGATACCCTCCACCCTCAACTGCCGTGAGCGCTTGCTTGCCTGCAAAACGCGTATTCCAACGCTGACATTCGTGGTCAGATGCACAATGCTCACGGCCACGCTCGCGCCAGAATAGAAGGCCGGTTTCGGCCTCGTAGCGAAGCAGATCTCGCGCCTGCTCGGCCGAAATGTGGTGTTTCGCGTTGGTCCGGTTTCTCATGCCGCCGCTCCTCCTTCGAACAGGTCAGGCTTGGGGGTGTCGTTCGCCGCAGCCGGGCTGAACCCGAACTCGGCGAGGATGGCTTGCGGGACGCGGCAGCCGGGAGCGCCTGGGGCCGGGCCGGCGTCGTCCTTGGGCCAGTAGCGGTTCTGGCGGTATTCGCGGATCCAGCGGCGCCAGCGATCGTCGGCGGGCTGGGCCTGGGCCTGGCGCTGGGCCAGCGACGCGACGGCGGTCTTCGGTGCCCGCTCGATGGCCCCCGAGATCCAGTTTCGCCACGCAGCCCGCCAGTCGGCACAGCGCCGGTCGTTCTGGGCGGCGTGATTGCGGAACCGCTCGGCCTGGGCTGTCACGTCCAGGTTAGCTCCGGCTGCTCGGGCCTTCGCTTGCTCCTCGGCGATGGCGTCCGCCGTCGGAAATCCATCGGGGATCGGCTTGGACGGCTTCCGTCGCGAACGGCCCTCGGGGGGTAGGGGGGTATTATATTCGCGGGAGGGTGTGGGTGGTTGGGGGGTCTGGGGGGAAGGAGGGAGAGGGAGGGAGGCTGCTTCGCCCTGTAACGTCACGAGACGTTCCGAGGGCGTTACGTAACGCTTCTCGCGCCAAGCCGAGGCCCACTGTGGACCTTTCCACTCTTCGACGGAGCGTCCGCTTTTCTCCTGATTGCAGGCCGAGCATGCGGCGACCAGGTTTGTTTCATCGCTGCCGCCACCTTTGATCAGCGGGTTGATGTGGTCGCAGCAGAGCCGGTTAGTGGAGCCGCAATAACCGCATGCCTTGTCTCGCTCGATGATCTTCCGCGACAACTCCCTCCATTGCATTGTCGTCAGGCCTGAGGCTTCCAAGCGATCACGGTAACGGGCTTGTCTTTCGGCGCCCTTCGACCTGGGGCGAGAGGCCTCGGTCGCTGGGGTGTCCGCCTGGGCTTCGGCGACACGAAGGATCTGCTCGGCGGTTAGGCCGAGGTCGACGAGTTCGCGCAGGGCTGAAAGGCTCAGGCTCATGACCGCTCCGTATTGGTGATGAGGTCGATCTCGGCCCGATAATCCTGGGGCTCGCTGCCCTCGGACCCGTGGCGGTTCTTGGCGATGATCACGTCCATGCGCGTGCGCAGGCCGGCGACCTCCATTACCCACTCCAGGTGAGCGTCGGTGTGTGCCTTCGGCTCAGCCTTCTGGAGGTAGTAGACCTCGCGGAAGGGGAAGAGGACGGCGTCGGCGTCCTGCTCGATGGAGCCGGATTCCCGAAGGTCGGACAGCATCGGCCGCTTG